ACACAACAGAATGCAGCGATGGTCGAAGAAACCTCGGCGGCCGCGCGCAATTTGACCTCCGAAGTCGCCTCGCTGGCGAATCAGGCTGCGCAGTTCACGATCGGGGACGCGGGGTCACCGCCGCAGATGCGGAGCTATGCAAAGGCGGCGCGCAAAGCGCCAGCCGGTCGATCGCGCACCTTGCCGGTCGTGGCGATAGTGACCAAGAGCGGCGCAGGTGACGATTGGGCGACGTTTTGAGGCGGCACGCTCCGCGATAACCAAATAGGCACAAAACGGCTTGACATCGCGGCGCTGTTTTGGTACATAAAGAGAACGATGAAGAATTGCGAGTCGGCCCCTCGGGGTCGGCCAACGGGCCGGGGCGGCAACGCCTTTCGGCCCGTTTTGCTGTGCGGAGGGCCGAATGGACGGGATTACGGCAGGGAACAATCGCGTACTGCAAGTCCGCCGGTTGCGCTCGGGCGGGTTCGACAAGGCCAAGCGCAAGCGCTTCCTCGATACGCTGGCGGCGACGTGCAACGTAACGTCGGCGGTGCGGGCGGCGGGCGTGGCTCAGTCGAGCTGCTATCGCGCGCGGATGCGCGATGCCGCCTTCGCGGCGGCGTGGGAGGAGGCGATCGCCACCGGCTATCAACGGCTGGAGGAGGCGCTGCTCGATTATGCGCTGGCGCGCGTTGTCGGTGAGACGCCCGACCCCGCCGCCGCCGATCCCGAGGCGGTGGCGCAAAGCCCGATCACGGCGCTTGCCGAGCGCACCATTTCGGCCAGCGATCTGCACTTCGCGGTCGGCTTGCTCAATCGGCAACGCGCTGCCGCCGAGGGAAAGATTACGCTCGGGCGCGGGGTGAAAATGGCGTCCCCGGCCGAAACCGACGCCGCGCTGCGGCGCAAGCTCGATCAGCTCGCACGGCGGATGGGGTCGAAATGAGCGAGCGATATTCCGGCGCGCAAGCGCGGGCGCTGATGCTGGAGCTGGCGCGCTTGCCGGCGGGCGTGCGCGAAACAGTGCTGCGCGACCTGACCGCCGCGCAGCGGGCCGAACTCAATTGGAGCTGGGAGCGCTGGACGCAGGACGGGCAGGAGCCGCCCGCCGGCCCGTGGCGGGTGTGGCTGATCCGCGCCGGGCGCGGTTTCGGCAAGACGCGGGCGGGTGCGGAATGGGTGAGCGAGATCGCGCGCACAATGCCGGGCACGCGGATCGCGCTGGTCGGCGCGACGATCGAGGATGTGCGGCGCGTGATGATCGAGGGCGAAAGCGGGTTGATCGCGGTGGCGCGGCCGGGCGAATCGGTCGGCTATCGATCGCGCGGCACCGAAGTCGAGTTTGCCTCCAAGGCCCGCGCGACGATCTTTTCGGCGAGCGCGCCGGAGAAATTGCGCGGGCCCGAACATGCCGCCGCCTGGTGCGACGAACTCGCCAAATGGCGCAATGGCGATGCGACCTGGGACAATCTGATGCTGGGGATGCGGATGGGCGACGCCCCGCAAGTGGTGGTGACGACAACGCCGCGCCCGACTCCGTTGCTGCGCCGGATCATGGCGCTGGAGGGCTTGGCGCAAAGCGGTGGGAGCTCCCACAAGAACGTGTTCCTACCCGAGAGCTTTCTGGCGGCAATCGAGCGGGCCTATGGCGGCACGCGGCTGGGGCGGCAGGAGATTGCGGGCGAGCTGCTTGCCGATGTCGAAGGGGCTTTGTGGACACACGCTCAGTTCGATGCGGCGCGGGTGGGGGTTGCCCCGGCATTGGTGCGCACGGTGGTCGCGGTCGATCCCCCGGCCGGGACCGACTCCGGGCGCGGCGGCGATGCGTGCGGGATCGTCGCGGTCGGGCTCGGGCGTGACGGGCGCGGTTATGTGCTGGAGGATGCAAGCGTGACGGGATTATCCCCCGAAGGCTGGGCGCAGGCGGTGGCGGGGTGCGCCGCGCGGCACCGCGCCGACCGCGTGATCGCCGAGAAGAATCAGGGCGGGCGGATGGTGCAGAGCGTATTGCTGGCAGCGGACGCCAGCCTGCCGCTGAAGCTGGTCCATGCCAGCGACGGCAAGGTCGCGCGCGCCGAGCCGGTGGCGTTGCTGTACGAGCGCGGGGCTGTCTCGCATGTCGGGGTGATGCCCGAGCTGGAGCGGGAGTTATGCGGGTTGGTGGTGGGTGGCGGCTATCAAGGGCCGAGCCGCTCCCCTGACCGCGCCGACGCCTTGGTCTGGGCGCTGGGCGAGCTGCTGCTCAAACGGCGCGGCCGCGGGCGGGTGCGGGGGTTGTAAGGTAGGACGGTTTCACCGGCATGGCGTCCGTTCGTCGTGCGCGCTAACGCCGTCCCCTACGACAGGAAGGACGAACGTCATGGTGCCCCGCGAAAGGATCGACAGTGCGCGCATTCCCGGCGGCGATGAAATGACGCTGTACCGGCGCGGCGACGATTTCATGATCGTGGTCGATCGCAACGAATTGATGAGCACGCGGATGAACGGCTCGGAAGAGGCGCTGGGCACGATGGCGTGTGCGCGGATCGCGGGAGTGGCGGCACCGCGCGTGCTGATCGGCGGGTACGGCATGGGCTTTACGTTGCGCGCGGTGCTGGGCGTGGTCGGCCCCAAGGCCGAGGTGACGGTGGCCGAACTGGTGCCCGAAATCCTCGCCTGGGCGCGCGGGCCAATGGCGGCGGTGGCGAAAGGGTGCCTCGACGATCCGCGCGTGCGCGTGGTCGAGGCCGATGTCGCCGAGGCGATCGCTGTAGCACCGGGTGGTTATGACGCGATCCTGCTCGATGTCGATAACGGGCCGGACGGGCTGGTGCGCGCCGAGAACAACCGGCTTTATGCGCCGCGCGGGCTGGCGGTGGCGCGCGCGGCGTTGCGGCCGGGCGGCGTGCTGGCGGTGTGGTCGGCGGCACCGGATGCGCGCTTCGTCACGCGGTTGAAGAGCGCGGGCTTTGTCGTCGACGAAGTGGCGGTGAAGGCGCGGCAGAACGGCAAGGGGCCGCGCCATGTGATCTGGTTCGCGACGCTGGCGGGGTAGGCATCTCGCCTCCCCTCCCTGGAAGGAGCGTTGGGTGAACAGCGCCCCGCGCTGTTCAGGTCATGCCGGGGGCATGACCGACCCAACGCTGGATTGAGGGGTGGGTTGGCTGATGGCGGGGGGTACGCCCGCTTACGGGCCGACCCACCCCCGGCCCCTCCCTTTCAGGGAGGGGAGGCAGGAAGCGCGCGTCGTTTCTCTACGAGAAGGAAGAGAGCATGAAATGGTTCGGCTGGAAGGCAGCCGGGCGCGAGGAATCGCGTCCGGCGCTGGAGTTTCGGCGTGCGCGCTTTGCCGAGGGGGCGGCGTTCGGGGCGCTGCCGCAAAGTTATGCGGAGCAGGTGCGCGCGCTGTATCTGCGCAATGCGATTGCGCAGCGCGCGGTGCGGCTGGTTGCCGATGGCGTGGGCGACGCGCCGCTGACGGGGACGCCCGAAACCATCGCGCTGGTACAGGCACGATCGGGCGGGCAGGCGCTGACCGCGACGCTGGCGGCGCATCTGCTGCTGCACGGCAATGCCTATGTGCAGATGCTGACCGACGCGGCGGGCGATGTGGTCGAGCTGTTCGCGCTGCGCCCCGAGCGGGTGACGGTCGAGCCGGATGCGGGCGGGTGGCCGATCGCCTATCGCTATAGCGTGGGCGATCGATCGGTGCGGCTGTCGGCGGAGGAGCCCCGGCCCGAAATCGTGCAGATCAAGGCGTTCCATCCGCTCGACGATCATTATGGCCTGGGGTGTCTCGGCGGGGCGGCGAGCGCGATCGCGCTGCACAATGCAGCGGCGGCATGGAATGCCGGGCTGCTCGACAATGCCGCGCGACCGTCTGGCGCGCTGATCTACGATCCGGGCGATGGCTCGACCTTGTCGCGCGAGCAATTCGCCCGGTTGCGCGAGGAAATGGAGGCGAGCTTTGCCGGCGCGCGCAATGCCGGGCGGCCGATGCTGCTGGAAGGGGGCCTCACATGGCAGGCGCTGAGCCTGACGCCCGCCGACATGGACTTTGTCGGCATGAAGGCGGCGGCGGCGCGCGAGATCGCCACCGCTTTCGGCGTCCCGCCGATGCTGCTCGGCCTGCCGGGCGACGCGACCTATGCCAATTACAAGGAGGCCAATCGCGCGTTGTGGCGATCGACGATCCTGCCGCTGGCGGGGACGATTCTGGCCGGGCTCTCACAGGGATTGCGCGGATGGGTGCCCGAGGCGGCGCTGTCGGTCGATCTCGACCGGGTGACCGCGCTAGCCGAGGATCGCGAACGCTTGTGGAGCCAGGTGGGCGCGGCGGACTTCCTGTCGCGTGACGAGAAACGCGCGATGGTGGGGTTGGGGCCCGGCGCGGTGGAGGTGGCGCCGTGAGCGGCGCGGTGCTGGCGCAGTTAATGGCGCAAGGCGCCGGCGAAGGCGCGGATTTGACCACGCTGCGCGCCATTGCCGAGGAAGCGGGCGAACTGGCGGCGTCGCGCGCGATGGCGCGACTGGGGCTGGACGATGCGGCGGCGGCCAAGGACATGGCCGAATTGCGCGAATTGCTGGGGGCATGGCGCGATGCCAAAAGATCGGTGTGGAAAGCGGCGCTCGCCTGGGTGGCGCGGATTGCGGGCGCGCTGTTGCTGACGGGGCTGGCGGCGAAATTCGGCTTTTGGGATTGGGTTAAGTGAGGGGGGCGCGCTCCTCCCCTCCCTGGAAGGGAGGGGGCGGGGGTGGGTTGGCCCGTGGCGGCGTCGATCCTCTC